CTCAAGCAGGCGCTTATGACGGCGGCTAAATTTGATATATTTATTTTTGATGTCCGGCTGCATGGTCTGGATACGCAGCACCTTATCCGCAGTCTGCGGGACTTCCTCCACCGGAAGGTACAGGCCTGCCTTTGCACTGGCCTTAACCAGCTCCTCTTTTAAGAACCACTGGAACTGTACCGTCTCACAGCCGAATTTCTTATATCCCCTTCCAAAATCACGCCGCAGCCTCCGCTCCTTCTCCAGGATATCTGCAATGATCCGGTCCGGATGGCGGCGTTCGATATCTGCGTCATACACATACATATAACCGGTTGCTTTGTGCTTTGCCAGCGTAAGGATAGCCGAAAAATCGCTGTGCTTTGTCTTTCCAAGGGACGGATCCACAAAACCAAAAAAGATAAAATTACGGTCTTTGAAATCCACCTCGGCTTCATTGTAATAATCCAGCCACTCCTCCTGGAACAGGCAGTCATCCGGGTTGATGGGCTCGTTCTGCTCCTCTGAGTTGAATGAAGCTTCGCCCTCATCCACCCGCATCTTCATCAGGTCATAGTAGGAAAGCTTCTCCTCCCATAAGACCTTTGTCCCTGCTAACATCTCTTCCCGGTGTACCTCAAAGAATGCCCTTGCATCCTCCTCATGGGAATCATTGGAAAGGTCCGTGTAAATGTCCTCCCACTGCTTCCACAGGTCTTCCGCATCCGAAAAGGCCAAAACCGCTTTATATTTAATAGACTTATAACCGGGATTGGAAAGGGTATGGGCCAGGAGGCTGTCATAATGCAGCAATGTGCCAATATAGACGATATCCGTATAATCATCCCCGGCTTTGGAAACCGCCTTGTTAAACCAGTTTGAAAGCTTTAAACGCTGTTCCGGTGTCCTCACATTCTCATCATTCTCAATATCATCCAGTACCAGCAGATCCGGCCTCCAGTTGCGGTGCTTCCTGCCTCGGATCTTCTTTCCTGAGCCAATCGCCTCCACCTTGATCCCACTGGCCGTCAGGATCACATTGTTCCTCCAGACTTTTCCCTGCAGGTCACCAAAATCCTCCCGGATCAGGCCGTTCTCTTCAAATTCCACGCGGATATTTTCCAGGAAGCCTTCCGCCTGGTCGGAACTGTCTGACAGGATGATGGGATAATGCTTATACCCATACAGGACTGCATGCATGGTCCCTTTAAATGTCAGAGTGGTACTTTTGGCATGGCCACGGGGAGCTGCTACCGCCCGGCGGCAGCCCGGCATCCGGCTGATGGCCCTGGCATCCTTGGGTGCCAGAGGATAGCGCCCCTTTAACACACCCTGCTGCCAGATCGCATCCAGATCCCGGTGGAATTCCGGGGACGGCCTTGAAAAGTAGTGCGGAAAATAGGCCCGTCCAAAAAACTCCATGTCAATGGCTCCCAGACGTTTCCGGATCCCTTCCGGCCCGGTAGCAGGAAGGCCTGCCTCATATTCCTTTAAAAGCCGGACCCTGGCAGAATCACTATCCTTATGTAAAAAGGTTTCTAAAAGGCAACCCAGATCGTAGGCGGATGTGTCCTGCTCATCATAAAGCGCCCTGCTTTCCGCTTCTGTCAATGCTCCAATCAGGGTATTGATGCTGTTCTGTTTCCCCTGGCGTTTCACCGGCCCACCTCCTGTCTGTATCTTTTTTCCTATCTGCCCCGTATTCCGTTTTTCCCTGCGGCTGGAACATTTCCCCGACTGCAATCCTTTAAACGGTTTTAAAGGGGTTTTTGCGCAATTTAAACGGCATTGCAGCCAAATGAAAAAAGAACCTCGCAGCCTGTCCCCGGTGGGTTGGCTCCGCCACCCGACCAGGTTATCCTGCTCAGTTCCTGTTCCCTATGTCCACGGCTTCCTGCAGCGGGACGAATCAACCGCCTGCCATCTGCTCGCTTCCTGTTTCCTCTGACAGCCGGATTCCCAGCTGTACCTCTTTTTTCTCTCCGCAGATAGATAATTCAATCAGCGCCCTGCGGCTGCGCTTATCCAGCCGGATGATCCGGCTTCGGAACTTCTTCAAAACCCCTGCTTCAACTTCCAGCTTCCCGTCCCTGTCTTTTACCAGGGAAGGTTCCAGGGGCTGTCCGTTCTGCCCCGAAAGGAGCAGGATCCACTCGGCTTCCAGATAGCTCAGGGTTCCATTTAACAGGTTTATGATCCCTGGAATGGCTTTTAAACGGTAGTAATTTTCCGCGTTATAACACATCTGGAGGAACACATATCCCGGAAACAGGACATATTTCTTCATGCCCCAGCTCCCTCCGTTCCGTACCGGACGGTTTTCCACCGGGGCCAGCGCTTGGAAGCCAGTGGAAGACAGCCTTTCCGCGATTTTCTGTTCCTCTCCTGTTTTCACATGAACTACATACCACCGCATCCTTACCCCTCCAGACCTTCCTGTTTCTTTTTGTTCAGATATGCGCTGACCTGCCGGTACAGCTCCGGCTGCTCCTTAGCCATTGCCTCAAACACAAGGCTCTTGACTGCTTCCAGCCCTGCTTCATAGCTCTCACGGTTCTGTACCTCGATCCGCTTCTTATAGGCAGCCGCCCGGATTAAGCCGTTGGTCTCCTTGATCAGCTTTTCAATGGGGACCTCCTTCATCTGCTCCTCATCCACATTGGTCAGCGCATTCATTACATGATGGCTGGCCAGCCGGATCAGCGCCTCAGAAGTGTCCAGATCCGGATACCGGTTCATTTCATCCATCAGCATGGAAAAATTGCTCTGGGCCACGTTGATCATCTCCACCGTGGCCAGATACTTCCTGGCATAGGTGCAGATGGCCATCTGGCTCATTTCCTCACCGTTTTCCTTTAAGAAAGCAACGATCTCCTTATATGTGCAGCCAGTCAGGAGCATCTGCTCCACGGTGTCCTTAAGCTCCGGCGGCAGCCTGTCCACCTTTCCTGTACTGCGCCTGCGTCTCTCCTGCTCCATAATCAACCGCCCAGGTCAACCATGTTGTCAGACAGCCCGCCGCCCAGAAGCCGGATGCCTTTTCCTGTTACTTTGGCTTCCAGCGCCTGATAATCACAGTCTGCAAGGTTCCCCTCCTCATGGGTCTGCATATCCCTCAGATGGATATATCCCTCTTCTGCCAGGAAATTCACGCTGTCAATAAACTCCTGGCGGTCAATGCCTTCATAGCTGACCGCTTTCCCTACACTGCGCAGGTCATTGTATTTTTCCCGCAGCAGGTTGATCGTTGACAGCACCCTGCCGTTGTTCAGCATGAAATTTCCGGCCCGCAGCCGTCTTTTCTCTTCTTCTTTTCCCATCCTGTTCCCCTCCTGTTTATTTTTTCATCATCAGCTCCAGCATCTGATCCAGCTTCCGGTCCATCTTGTTCATCTCCCGGATAAAATCATCCCGTGTGAGATAGCTGGCCCTGATATCCTTAATATCCTTCCGGCACTCGTCAAAATCCTTTTCATGGGTCTTTTTTGGCGTGTAGTCCTCCCGGATCCGGTTGATCTCCTCCTGCAGTTCCTTCCGGTTTTCCTTAAGTTCTTCCTTTGTAACCGCGCTCTGTTCCACCGCCTGAAGCTTCTGGACCGTTTTATCCGACTGGTTCATGGTCCGTTTCAGAAAATATGATATAATGCCGATCCCCAAGGTGACGGCAGTTGTGATCGCCCACTCTGTCATGCCCATTTCCTCATAAAAAAAGATACACCTGTGTTTCTGCCACAAGTGTACCTCATCCGATCGAAAAGTTTCAAATAAAGTAGTTGAGAAATTTAGTTGTCAGATCCCGTAATCAAAAATGCTCATCTGCCCCTCTAACGGCTTTTCCCGGATCTCACGGATCTTATCCAGGACGATGCTGCGGATCCAGGTTTCGGTCAGCCCATATCTCATTGCCAGCTCCTTATAATTGCTCCCGTCAAACTCCTCCCGGATCCGCTGGTCCCGCACGGTCTTTTCCAGGCTCTCCACCTTGGGGATATAGATGGAAGTGCCTCCAAAGGTCCGGACCAGGTTGCGGAAGCCCTCCATCCCTACCAGTTCCGCGATCTTCTTCTGATCCTCCTCCAGGCTTTCCATCTCCACATGATCCAGCAGATCCATCACTGCCCCGCCTCCTTCCGCTTCTGGCTCTCTACATACCGCTTCAGCATTTCAATCAGCGTATTTCCCTGGCTGAATGTGATCCAGGCGAATGGCTTCCTTGCAATGGCATCCACCCCCAGCTCCTTCTTGATGACGGCACACAGGCGGTCTCCTAATGGGGCAGATTCCGGCGACTGGTCATGCTTTTTCAGTTCATACATCAACGCCCATATCTTCTTCTGCTGCCCGGATGTCACGCCGCCCGGCCGCTCTGGATGCTCCTTTTCTTTTTTCTTGGACGGCTTTGGAGAGGCAGCCAGTCCCTGGAGCTGCTCCAGCCTGGCAATCACCGCAGAAGCTTCCCGGCTTGTCAGGGCCTTTATGGATTCTTTTCCGGTCATCCCCTGGATCAGGGCATGGAGCTCATCCTCCCCGCCGCCCTTCTCCGTGATCCCAAGGGCATTTCCGATCGCATAGATCTTTTTTATCTGAAATGGCTCGATTGTCCGCATACGCTGTCTCTCCTCTCCGTTTTATTCCTCTGATTCCACCGTTACTTTGATCCCTTCATCCACGATGACTGCTGCCCTGATGATCTCTACTGCTTCCTCCGGAGTCCCGGCCCAGCCTGCGGCCTTCAGGATCTGCAGCATCCATTCCCAGTTGATGATCTCCGCCGTCAGATACGCCCAGTCGCTGGCCTGGTCTCTGGTAAGTCCTGCAGTCTGCATCAGGGTCTCCGTATCCTTCTCATACTTTCCCTTCAGCTTCTTCTTCAGGGTCCTCTGGATCTTCTCATCTCCTGTGATGGCCCGTATGGCAGCATCCAGACTTCCTTCTGTGTAATTTCCCAGATACATCATGGCAAACAGCCGCTTCGCCGGGGCTGTCATGGTGTAGGAGACATCCTCTTTCACAAAATCACCAAACACCTCCCCCATCAGCTTCTTTACCATGGTCATGGATACCGGCTTCACGGTCTCACTGCTGCCGACTACCACACGGGAATTCCCATTTCCCCAGTATTCTACGGTCTTATTTTTCGTATCCCGCAGGTCTTCCACAGCCTGCTTTTCAAACCAGGCCTTGATCTGCTCTGCCTCTGTTTTGATTGCGGCCATCTGGCGGTTTAATTCTGCCAGCCGGTCCACCTTTTCCTTCATTTCCATCATGACTGAAACGCCTCCATAATCTTCTGGGCACAGGCCCTGCAGACCTCAATCCCGCAGGCATCTGCCACATCCTCTGCACTGCCACAGAAATGGCATACCGGAATATGCTTCCTGATATGTACCCCATTGTCATCCTGCTCAATATCCACCGGCGTTCCGGGGAATATCCCCACTTCCTGGCGGATCTGTCTTGGCAGCGTGATCGCACCGCTCTTTGCAACTTTTTTACTTACAGTCATAGCGACCTCCTCTCCCACTCTGCATTTGCCAGGGCTTGTGACCTGCACCGGATCCGGCGGCTGCATTAGGAGGGGCATAGCCCCTTTGAATCAAATGTCAGTTTTTTGTTTATTTTTCTCCATACTGCTTATTATCTGTCATTGTAATAATGAGCTGTATCGTATGCTCATCAACTTCAACCCATTTGTAACCATTCGTAAAATAATTTTGTGGCGCATAAATGTATGAATTATCAGCAGTCCATGCAGTTTTTCCATGTAAGTCAATCGTTTCTGATTCATTATCCATTACACCACAGCCACCGATTAACAATGTCAATAATAATAGCAGCACAATCATTTTTCTTTTCATGTCACTTCTCCATTAATTAACGTACAGCTTGAATCACCGTGGTATGCCTAGCATTACAAGGTTTTGGCATTACGTTATTCTCCGCAACCATCCACGCAATTGTCCCGTCATACTCGATATCTTGTGCATCTGCATAGAAATCCACCTTCTGCACCCATCTTTCGCCTGTGAAACATACCCTAGTGATCCATATCTCACAATCCTCCTTTGGCAACTTGTCTCTGAAGTCATAATCAATCAGTACCCATCTATTCATGGTCTACCTCCGTTAAATCTTAATTTAGCAGCTTTTCTCCTCTATCTGTGCTCTGTCCACAATATTTAAAAAGCCTGTGAGTTTGGTGATCCGGTCATTTGCAAGTCTGGCTGCCTCCTGTTTCCCAATGAACATTCCATTTAAAATCTGGATCAGCTCCAATTTTTGTCCTTGTTCCATAGGAAGCGTATCAGCCTCCTTCAGCGCCGCTTCTAATTTCCTACATTCCTGAAGGTATCCATCCTTCCTGCTCTGGATTTTTTCTAGTTCCGTGGTTAAATATTCTTTTAACATATGTCTCCCTTTCCATAAACTTATCTCACATCTTCAAAATGGGATTCACTACCTTATCGTACTCATCACCATATGTAACTGGAACGTTCCTCTGTCTTGCCTCTCCATAGAAGCGTTTCAGCTCCACAGCCATTTTCAGAACCTTCCATACCCCCACCTGTTCCGGAGTAATTGGAAATTGTTCATGCCCTGCCGTCATCCAGCTAATCGCCCGCCAAAGGCACAGCATATCATTCAAATCTGCCATGGATATTTCCTGGCTGAATTCCATCTGGGTTTCTTTCGCAAAACGTTTCCTGTTCAGCCTCTTTTTATCCAGAGGGATCACACCCTGTTTCTGCAATTCCTTCTTCAGGCGCTTTTTCTCCGCCTTTTCCCGTACGGTCAGTCTTTTTCCTGCCATTTCAATCAGCTCCCATCACCAGCTCTTGGTTTGTAAATCCTCTTTCCATCCAGATATTTTTCTTCTGACTTCTGCCGGTCTACTAACTGCCTCATCCGCTTAAGCATCCCACGGCTGGACTGCTCATCAAAGAACTTCACAACCAGTTCATTGCGCTTGACAATATCCTTTGCCGCCCGCCTGTTTTTCCGGCTGTCCTTAAGTTTTCCTGCTGTATGGTTCCGTTCCTTATAATCCTGGGAAAATTCCAGCTCATGTAGAAGATCCTGAAGCCTTATATCCTCCCTGCGCACCGTTTCAGCTGCCGTATTATATTCCTTCTCACATTCAGCAACCCATCCAAGGAACTCCTCTAACCGCTCAGAAGGATTCTTTTTCTGTTCCACGCTTCCCCCTCCTTTCTCCATTGTCTGATTCCACCCCGCTCTGCATTTTTCTGGGCTTGCGACCAGCACCTATAGGCGGCTGCATTAAGGCGGGAGGCCCCGCCTCCCTTTATTTCTGGGTAATGATCCCAATCCGGATCTCCTCTTTCTGAACCATTTCCCCAGTCCGGCCTGCCCGGTATCCCTGGATCCAGATGCGGTCACGGTCCAACTTGGCCCGCATCTGCACTCCCAGTATCCAGCCACTGACACCAGACAGCCCGATCAGAAGCGCTACTGCCAGAAGCCCCAGACGCCCGATCCGTCCTTCAGCGATCAGCACTGCAATCATTCCCATTGTACCTGTTCCCAGTACGATCCCTTCCACCAGCATCTTTGCTTTTCCATTCATGTACTTCATTCCATTTACCTCCGTATGATTTTTATAAAAATAAGATCCCCATGGTATTGGCCATCTTCTGAAGCCCTCCCAGAGATATATCTTCATTGTTGACCGCATTATTGAACACGTTTACCATTCCCCGGATGCCCCATTTGCTGTGGCTGATGTTATACAGGTAATTCAGCTCCTGCTGCATATTCCTTTCCTCCAGCACCGGGAAGAGCTTGGAAACATCCTCCTTTTTCACATCCACCGTCCGGTATCTTCCATGGAGCCTTGTCCGGTTAAACTGCTGGGAGAAGATCGCCTCCTGCTTTCCAAGCATCTTGTTGTACACTTCGTCATTCCCAATCAGTACAATGCCGATCCCCGGCTTTCCGGTAAACGGATCTTCGTCCACCCATGCCCGGATCTCCTCCAAGGCCAGGAACTTCAGGTTCTGGGCCTCGTCTATGATCAGCACCTTATCCGTGTTCCTCAGCTTCTCCTGTATGGAAAGGGACAGATCCTCTGTCCGCTGGTTCTCCGGCATCTTAAGGGCCTTTGCGATCATTTTCAGCAGGCTGCGGACGGAGCTGGCACTGGGGGCTGCCTTTATGTACACAGCCGTAGCCGGATTATCCTGAAGGAATTTAGCCGCGGCCTTGGTCTTCCCGATCCCGGCATCCCCGTCGATCACCACGATCCCCTTTTCCAGCTGGCAGTACCGGATCAGCTTATAAGCGCTTTCAGATATAGATGTTTCCACATAGCCCTGGGATGCCTTGAACGGCTCTGCCTTCTTTACATTCTCCGCCTGCTCTTCCTTGATCCGGAAGAACTCCTCCAGTTTCTTTTCCACCTCGGAAATATCGCCCTTTTCATAGATGCTCCTGCGGTACTGGCTCAATACTGCCGCACTAACCCCGATGATCGGGGCCGCTTTTGCCTGGCTCAGTCCCTCATTTTTCAGATAATTTTCCAGCTTCTCCTGAAGCTCTGCATTGTACTGTTTACTCATCATTTACCTCCTTGCCTTCTGGCTGCGCTTTGTATCATTGTATCAAGGTCAGCCCCTCCAACTACCTTACGGAATGCTGGTTCCTCGTCTGCCCTTTGGACTTCCAGCACCTTGGGATTGGGCTTCCCTTTATAATTCTCTTTATTTCTCTGTGCCTCCCGGAGCACCAGATCCATTGTAGTAATACGGTCAGCTTCTGCAATGACAGCGTTCCTTTTGTATTCTTCTGCAATCTTTTCCAAACGCCTGGTCTTTGCCATGGCAGTCTTCACTTCTTCCTTGCTTGCCCCATAGGAAAGAACAGCCTGATTGTCTGCCGGTACACTCATCAGATAGCGGTCTTCCAGATCATAGATCCGGATCTGGCTTAAATTGTCTGGGTCATAACGGAAATATACCTGTTTTCCAAACATCAGATGAACAAACTCATCATTCCAATAATCAATCCGGCCTCCGGCAATATCCAGATGGACTCCCCTGCGGCCTACCTTCTGCGGGCGGCCGCTCCGCATCAGCATCAGGTTCAGATCTTCCTCTGAGGCTGTCCTCTTTTTGTAAAGGTACTCATTAAATATGTCCTGCTTTGCTTTTCCCTTGTCCGCTTCCACTGCCCCGTTATAAGGCATCATGTTGAAATAGTATTTTATAACTGCTTCCACATACTCATTGAACTCACCATCCGTATAGATGGCATCCTTTTTCAATACCGTTTTCAGCCGTTCCGGCTTCTCTACCACATTTCCGCCTGTATAGGTATTAAACAGCCTGGAAAGGGAATCCTTCACATCACGGAACCGCCGTTCAATGATCTTGGCTTTCGCATTCCGGACAATGGCGTTGGTCATGTTGATACCCAGCCGCTTAAATACACCGGGTACTTCAAATGACTCTTCTTCCTTTTTAGGCTTCTTCCTACGGTGTCCCAGGCCGCCAATGTCAAAGGTTAAAAACTCGCGTCCATTATCTACATAGATGTTGTCCGGGATACCGTACTCCAGTATCCCCCGCCTGAGGGCGATCAGCGTTGCTTCTGAACTTGGGTTATATGTAACATAAAAGCCTGTGAATATACCGCTTCTGGCGTCCAGAAAAGCTGTCAGGTACGGCCTGTGAAGTTTTCCATCCTTATCCTTCACCATCACATCAAAGGTATGGTTATCTGCGATCCACCACTCATTGCTGGCCATATCATCATAGATCCTGCGGATATATGGGGCACAGCGGTCATTATAGGCTTTGTGTCCTTCACGCCCCAGAACCTTTACGCCCTCCGGGACACTGGCCAGCTTCCTGTAAAATGCAGAGTAGCTTGGAATATCGGCATATAGATCCGGACGCATTTCCTGCGCCCACATCCTGGTATACTCCAGACATTTCTGGATCGGATGCTGTGCTTCATCCAGGTAGTAATACAGGAAAGCCTGCCATACGGTTTCATCAATGGAGCTTTTTCCCTTCCGCCATTTGCCGCGCTGATCCACAAGCCCCTTCAGGTCGTTTTCCTTGACGGCTTTCCATTTCCGGTAAAGAGTATCTATGGAAATCCTTCGTTCTGGATACTCCAGACTGCAGAAGGTGACAAACTTCTGATCCACATCCGCCATGGAAGTAACTCCCGGCATCTTCCGGTATTCCTGCCAGCGGCTTACCAGATCGATCCAGAAATCAATCTCTTTTCGCTCCTCTTCAGAAAATGTATCTACAGCAGCATTCTCCTGTTCGGATTCTGAAAGTTTAGTGATATCCTCCGGCGGATTCTCTTTCATCATCTGATACCATTTGTACTGCAGATCCTCATCCAGCGCATCTAAAGGAACCAGGTATGTTTTCCTATTCTTTTCATTGACAGTTTCAACTGCTTGGAGTTTACCATCTTTTAGTAATCTTTTTATGTATTGGTAACTGCAGCCCTTGATCTCCGCTACCTGCTTCGCTGTCAGCATCTGCGCCATATGTTTCCACCACCTTTTCAGCCTGTCATCATCAGATGCAGGAGGCTATCCCTGCATGACCGGCTTATGCCGGTTTCGACTATTCCTTCTTTTTTTATCCTGTGTTATACTTGAAAGAAAATGGAGGTGCATTTTTATGCAAATAACTGCAATCCAAGCTGCTGAACGGCTTAATCAGATTTTTCTAAGACTTAAGACTTCTAAATTCTCTGAACGTTGTTCTCTTTTAGAATCCATCCCACGAAACTCCAATGCCCTTTTGCTTAACTTAGCGTTAGACTATGCTGATCCCATTATAAATTTAGTGGATATCCTAAAATACTCAGATTTCCCAAATGACACCATGTTTTATGAAAAACTTTATTCATTTTGTGATCCCCGTGTTCTGATAGGCCTTAAGTCCTGTATCTTTCAATCCATAACCTATTTGAAACAAGAAGGCAATCAGCTTTATGAAGTTCCTGAAAACGATTATGCTTTTTTCCATGACTATGCCTTTATTGCATTTACATGAATAATTCACTGAGGCGGGATTTTACTTTCTGGTATTCTTCTAGCAAGTCCCGCCTGCAGGCATTAAGCCATGATTCTGTATATTCCAAACATTTATTTGTACTCAGCAAGCTGGGACTCAGATAATAATACAAAAATGTTTCCGTAATTGTCTTGGCTCCTTCTGCTGAAATCCCCATCTTCTCCAATTCCTTATGATACCCTTTTTCCACACTCTCTCCCCTCCTTTAAACGGCTTTTAAAAACTCTTTAAAATCTTCCGGGCTTCCTCCCAGCTTCTTAATTATGGGAAGGATATATTTATTTCCCGTACTTTTTCCATGGATCGCCTCGCTGATCCGCGTCTGTGGAATATCCATCTGCCGGGCCAGCTCTGCCATAGATATCTCCCTACTTGCTACCTGCATCCTGACCCAGCGCCGGAATTCCGCTGTGTTTGTGATCTTTTCTCTCATTATCTATCAACCTCCTTTTCTGGTATCATAGCAGTTTTAAGAGCCTTAAATGTAAACTTGATACGTTTTACTGTAAGATTGTTACAAAATAACGTATACTGTTATATTCTAACGTGTTATAATGTTTTGTAAGGTTCTTACAAAGTATTATAATGCGAATTTTTCGCAAAGTCAATATGATGTTGCGCTTTTTTCGCATTTCAAGAAGGAGATTATAAATGAATGGCATTTATGAACGTATTGCCGAAGAATCCAGTAAACTAGGGCTTACTGGTAAAGATTTAGGAAAACTTTTAGGGCTTAAGAAAAGCCCTTTAACTGACTGGAAAAACAAAAAGTCCTGTCCTACCCTAGAACAAGTTACTATGATGTGCGATATTTTCGCAGTTTCCTCAGATTATTTAATTTTTGGAAAGGCAACATCCTTGTCTGTAGATGAAGCCACTCTATTAAAGAACTATCAAAAGCTTGACTCATTTGGTCAACAACGCATCCAATCCTTTATACAAGATGAATTGCAGAGAATTCAACCTACACAGTCTGAGGTAACTTTGCAAAAAATCGTCTAAATCTATGAATTGTAAAATTATACAAATTGACTTTCATAAAATTAAGTGATACATTTTAAATACATTTACCTCCATGCTAGGCTGCCCCTAGCATGAAAAAAAGAGCCAAAATCAAATTTATTTGACTGGCTCTTTTTTAGTTCGCATTAATATTCGCATTAGTTGCCATTAAGGTTGCCATTAAATAACCTTTTAAAAAACCGTTTAAATATTTTTTGAAAGGTTATCCATAAAACCGTTTAAAATCTAAAAACCTTTTAAAATCAATATGTTCAAGTGCATTTAACAATATCTTTCAAAAACATTTAAAAGGTTTTAAAGGGTATTTTTAACACACTCCCCTACAATCCTTTTTTTGCCTTTACCCCCAACCTTTTAGCCATTTTATTTTTCAGGTTGCCATTAAGTTCGCATTAAAAATTTAAGGCATTTTCCATTTCTATAAGCCCTAAAAATCCTTATTTTATGGGCATTCCAGCCATGTAAGGGCCTTTAAGGGTTTGTAAGGCTTCCGAGGTTGCCATATTTGCAGTCTATACGAAAAACTACAACCTATGTGGGTTCTCACGTTCTTCCCCTTCTTTCTTTCCTG